TTCTATTAATAAAATCATCTCTCTCCATTATACCAAATCCTGCTCCGGATGTCTTTACTATAAGTGCTGGTTGTTTCTTTTTATGCTTAAATGCATTGCAAAATGTTTGGATAAGCATTCCTGTATCTTTCCTATCATGACCCATTTTACCTTTAAGCCAATGCCCAACATAAAGAAAACAGAAATCTTCCTTAATTGCTGAAAGTGAATCATTCATAGATTTAGGTATCGGCAATTCCTTACTAAATATATCAGTATCTACACCCTCAAATAAAACAGCAATCTGTTTAGCTAATTTTAATTCACCTAATTTTTCCTTGGACTTTTCATCCATTTTATCAAAAGACGTATTATGAAATACCTTAGCCGAATGATTTGATGGAACTATATTTAGATCCATTCTATTTAATCCTTCTATCCATGATGCATCACAAAGATCTGTTTCTATTCCAGCCGTAATTCCTATATTTGCCTTACCTATTGGAGTAAATTCATTAGGAACTGTAACCTGTATGAATACATCAGGCTGCTTTGGTAAATTAGGAGAATTTGTGATACAAGCTTTCATTGCCAATTCAACCTCTGTAAGACTCTTATTATCTGATAAGGCATCCATAGGACAATCGCCCCATCTTGTTGATATGATATCTATATCATACTTACCTGTTAATACTAATGCCTTTATTAAATCTCTTGCGTGGTCGCCGTATCCACTTCTATTTTCGATCGGCCCTTGATATACTATATATGGTTTCATAACTTTCCTATCTATTTTTTATTTTATATAAATTAAATCGTTTACGTGGCTTCCAATTATCCATAGCTGTATTCATCTGATCAATAAGACCTTGCCCCATTTGTTTAGATGAAAATCCTGCTTCGCTCATAGCCCATTCGTGTCCGATCATACCTCTACGCTTTCTTTCGACTCTATCCATAGAATACGATTCCTTCATAGCTTTTGCAATTTCCTTATAGTCTGCTCTATCATCAAATATGTATGGAGTTTGTGGTGATCCTTGAATACTTCTATTAGATGGCCAAACAGGCAATGCCCAATCTCCCCATGTAATTTCAGGATTGTCTTTCCATAAATCTCTATCATGCATGCTTTCTATCTCTAGGTAATCATCAGCTGTTAGGTATTTACCATTGCGCTTGAATCCAACCTGGTCTTGAAGACCACCGGTGATGTTATTAATAACCATGGTTCCACACATAATAGATTCAGCAGACGATAGTCCGAATCCCTCATTAGATGCGCAGTTAATTGTTACATCAGCCCTATTATACATAAATGCTAATTCCTCTGTAGATCTATTGCCTTCATCAAACATAATTAGATGATCAGGACATACTGCATTCTTAACCGCTTGTAAATCTGTACCATTTGGATCAACTCTAGGAGTATGCATTACCATTAAACATTTATTAGCTTGTTCCTTTGTTAATGTATTGCAAAATTCATTCCAAGCTAATATAATATCGCTTGTCTGCTTTCTTCTAATATTTCTATTATTATAGAATAATACAAAGTCATAGTCTACATTATGTAATAATCTATTAGTAAAGTCTGTATATCTTGAAAAGGATTTATCACCCTCTTTAATAGGTTTGAACCATGTTTCTGGAACTCCATGAGGTAGGTATGTTACTTGCCAATCCTTTGTTTTCTCATTTTCAGCAGGCCTTTTCCAATCTCTAACCTTACTAACAATATTATATGTCTGTTTGGATATACACCCTAACCAATCACATGATTCGTAGAATGGTGCATTCCAATGAGGAATAGGCAAATCATCCCAAATTGTATAATAAAATATTGGTATATCTTGTCTGATTTCGTGTTCCATATTATAAAGCCAATCCCAAAATCTAGGATCTGTGAAATGCAATATAGCATCTACCTTCTCTGCCTTCATAATATGTCTAATTAAATCGGGGTTGCCATAGCCACTGAATGGATATATTAAAACAGAAGCATCTTCTACTCCTGTTTCCTTTGCTACGTCTTTACTAATATCTATACGAGCTCCATTATCTGGATGCTTAATTGCTCCACCTACTTGGACCCAATCATATTCCTGAATCGAATTTAGAACCAATTCTCGAGACATTGTTCCTACACCTGAGTGCATTCTCATGTCATCCGATAGTAATAAAATCTTCTTTTTTTTCTTCTTGTTTACGTCAACCTTTTTTAGTGTTGGTAATTTTGCCATAACTGTTTCTCCTTTATTGTAATATAATATAAATATCAAAAAGATTCGCTAAAACCTTGTTTTTACGCGATTATTATCGCTTTCTTGTCTAATTTATCCATAGCCGACAATAGATTATCTATGCCTCTATCAATACTTCTTGCTTCTGTGAACACTACTAAATAATCACAATACTTAGTAAACATTTTGGTTTGAACAAAATAATTACTGATGCTAAATGGTTTATTAAAATAGGATTCAGGTAGTTGTGTATGTAATGTTCTGAATCCGTGTGCTGCAGGAAATTCAATATAAGTATAACCAAATTCAAGAGCGTACTTTTTAACCAATGTATCAGCACCGTTTTTATTGGCTCTTGATACTATCTCTATATCATCAGAAGTTTTATTCTTTAGGTTAAAAATAAAGTCTTTAATCTTTCGTCTATCATTATATTCAGGGCTTCCTGTAATTCCGATTCTCATTAATTCCCTAACTGATAATCGTGCGGTGGTAAATATTTTAATAAGCTGTCTGCAGATGCTGATTGTACCCATCCCATTTCATTAGCAACTCTCTCATCGAAGGTTTCATTACTTTCGACTATCATTCGGTATTCATCTATACTTATAGATATTTGAATAACATCCATTCGCTTTGCTGGTTTATCATGAAAAAATGTAATTCGCTTATCAGCTGTTGCATAGCAAACATTAGATTCTGTTAACCATCTATCTGTTTCCCATAATTCTTCTCGTTGTAACCATATGTTAATCTTCATATATTCTCCATTTTAATTATTTCCATTCTTCTTGTACTCTTTCTATATTTGTTATGCAATTAAATCTATTATAATCGCATGTAATTTCATCATCAGTATTGAGGTCAGTTAATGCATAAAAGCTTATTACCTTATTTTCAAATTTAGGTTCGGCTGTGGGCTTGTATGAATGGTTATGCATAATACCTAATAATGTTTCCTGACCTATTATATATTCAGTGTCCTCGTTTAATTTACCGATTTCACCGATAATTTGATAAGCATATCCTATAAACTCTCCCTTCTTCATATTCATTACAGGAAAAACACCCTGTCCTTGAATATTGGAATCGCCTATTGTAAATTTTAATCTTTGATTCTTAGTTTCTTCGAGCATAAATCATCTTGTGTCTTAAATTCGCAATATTTGCAATTTTTATTATTTTTTCCTGCTATTGCTAAATGCTTAGCAGCTAAATTATATTCCCCACCATCAGTGAATGCTGTCTTTACAAAGGCATTAACAGATCTTGCTACCGTATTTCGTGTTGGCTTTCCTGATGCAGGAACAAATGTTTGGATCCTCTTAATAGGATACATTGAGTTCTCAGGTAATTTTCTTCTTACAATAAAATATTCTATATCAATCATATCTGCATCTACATTAAATTGCTCTGCAAAATATTGTTTATATAAAACCATCTGTGATGTTTTTATCTTATCAGCCTTTTGATATTTATTCCATCCCATAGTGCTGGTCTTAATATCATATATTTTATATTTACCTGTGATAGTATCCTGCATTACAATATCAATATAACCTGTGAATAGAAGATTCTTATTAATCTCTAATGGTATACTTAATGGAGTTTCGACACCAATTAATTTAGTATTCTTTTTACTAAAATATCCTCCACGCTTTTTAATAAAGTAATCAAGTATTTCAATACCATCATAGAAAAATTCTCGCATCTCGGTCTTATTAGTAAACCCGGGTGCTTGCCCCATTGCCATAGCTTTTCTATATTCCTTGCCCATAGCTCCTTTTAATATATCACCTAAAGGTAATTCATCAGCTTCCTTAATTGATCCTTCATACATTACACCAAGATATCCTTGTAATGTTTCATGGAATGCTGATCCAAAAAGAGTATGTATTGATTGTGTAAATTTTCTTAAATTATCTACATAATTTAATTTCCATCTATGTGGACATTGAGCATACATTGAGTATTGTGAGTAAGAAATAGACTTCTGTCCTTTCTTTCTTTTTGTAACCGCAAGATCTAATATTGTGGTTAGACCTTCTTTCTTTTTATCTTTCATATTATATATAATATACGAAAAAATTTGCACATATCCAAATTATTTCCACTGTTTATTTTTAACAATTTGCGCAATAATACCATAAATTGAAAGGTCTTGAAATGTATCCTTTACAGATTCAGTCTCTACCTTTGCTTCTCTACTTAATAATACTAATTGCTTTAATCGTTGAATCTTATCATTCATTCTGAACCATAAGCCTGTTAATGCTACTTTTTCTTCTTCGGGTGTATCTAGATTAGATCCTACTGATATATTACCTTTTCCATAATCTAGCATTTTCCTTGCAAATAATTGAAATTGCTCTAAAGATATCTCCGTGTATGCTTTGTAAATATCTGGATATCTTTCCTGCAATTCTACAATATTGGAATCTTCGTGTTTTTCTGTTGCTAATTCGCGTTCACCTATTTTCATTTCAATAACCCTTTAATTTCTTTTTTTGTTTTGCCGTAACCTTCTAATATATCTGTAAGGGTACTTTTGCCGGTACTAAAATGCAAATACATTTCTATACGCTGCTTAGCTTCATCACTTCCTATCTCATAATGTTTAGCTATTAAATCAACCAGCTCTGGATTGAATTTGTCCACCTTTTTTCCCTTTATGTATTTAGCAAAAAGTTTTTGTTTTGGTAAAATATCACTCATCAATACGTAGTGTGTTTTCTTATCTAACGTGTAGTATTTTTGAACTAGATTCATAATACCTATTAACTCTTCCTTCATACTAAGAAACCGGTGAATCATATAAGGATTATATACCTTCCAATCATTTTCAGTATATGTATTTATATCCGTTTTCTTATAGGATATATCAGCTAGACAATCAAATATACCTTTACGCTTCATTTCCAGCAGGTGGTAAGAATTGATCGTTTACATGACCACAATCATTACATGAAAATATCTGAACCGGGATCATTGATTCCTGGCCATTCGGTGACATCACTGCTGATAATTTTTTGAACATCATTAATTGCTTGAAATACTTATTTTCGCATTCATCACATACTACATCCGTTGTATCTTTTAATGCAACCTTTATCTGACCTTGCATATCTTGCTCTGCTGGTTGTTGCCCATTTCCTTTTACTACTCTCATATTATTCTCTCTATTTTGATTTATATTTTGTGCCTTCAGCTACCATTTTAATAGCTTCTGCTTCTGCTGCCATTACACTCTTAAAGCTTCCGGTCATTACATGTTTACCATGATATACAAAGACCTCTGTGCTACCTGCAATCTTAACATCCTCGCCTCTCATATTTTTTTGCCATCTACCTATTACCATCTTCTGTCTTATATCAAGATATCCTACTTTTTTGATATAACCACCATATTTTATTGTATTTTTATTCTTTCCCATCTTAATTCTCCAATGTTGTTATTATTTTACTAAACATAGCCATTATATTTATTTCCTTATCTACTACAAATGTATCTTGATATTGTGCTTCAGCTATTATAACTATGCAATTTGATACTTTCGGCCCTGCATATTCATCAATATTATCAAATAGGAATTTATATAAATCCTCAAATGTTTTTACCTGACTGTCTGCAATTATTTGTCTTATTGTATTAAATTTTCTTGATCCCTTCAATTCCTCTAAAACCTTATTCATATAATCTACTTCTAATAAGGATGCTTTATCAATGACCAATCTACCATCTACAATTTGTCTTTGTAACCCATTAATAGCTCTACGTATATCTGGATAGGTGGATTGTACAATTTGAACTAATGCTGGAGCATAACCAGGCCCATTTCCAACCATTTCACTATCACATATATACTTTAATCGCATTGCAACATCCTTTTGTGAAGGAGGAGTTATGCCGAATACCTGACATCTACTCTGGATAGGATCTATAATCTTTTCAACATAATTACAAGTTAATATAAATCTTGTTGTTTTAGAAAATGTCTCCATCAAATTTCTTAATGCTGCTTGAGCATTAGGTGTTAAATAATCAGATTCATCTAATATAATAACCTTATATTTTCTAAATCCTATTGAGCTTGCAAAATCTCTAATCTTGGTTCTAACGGTTTCCACATTATTTTCATCAGATGCGTTTATGTACATATGATCACAATCAATATTATTAATTATAATTTTAGCAAGTGTTGTCTTTCCTGTGCCTGCTCTTCCATACAATAGAAGGTGAGGAATATCCCCGCCTTCTATATATGTTTTCATCTTACCAACTATTACATCGTTACCGATATAACCTTCTAATGTATCAGGTCTATACTTCTCAACCCATAATGTGTTTTCTTGTGTCATATATTAATATACAAAAATTATTTTGTTTCTGCAACCTTTTCTTCAACTTTTTTAGGTAAAAGTTGTGATAATGTTTGAAGCTTCCCATCTGCATCAGCAATTGCTGCTACTAATTTTTCTGCTTCAGCTACGATATCTGGATGTTCTCCTACTGCTGCTGAATTGTTCATGTAATTTGTTAAATTTGCAAATGCTGTTAATTTATCAGCATTGAATTTTGCATTTAATGCATTTATTATTTCTGTTGTCATATTATTCTCTTTTACATCATAGGCATTTGGCCTGGACCGTGTACCTCTTTATTATCTTCTTTTATAATTGATACTACACATTCAGTAGTTAATAATGTTCCTGCTACTGATGCTGCTTTCATTAATGCTGTCTTAGTTACTTTAGTTGGATCAATGATACCTGCTGCATACATATCCACTACTTCTTCATTTCTTGCATCATATCCTGCATTGTCAAGAGTTGATGTAGCTACCTTATTCCATATTACATCAGCATTTAGTCCTGCGTTTTCCATAATTGCATTAAATGGTGATTTACATGAATCTACTAAAATATCCCATCCAATAGCCTGATCCTTTTGTAATGATGGCTTCTCAATATTTGATATTGCATTTAATAAAGCAATTCCTCCACCAGGTACAACACCTTCTTTTACTGCTGCTCTTGTTGCATGTAATGCATCCTCAACTCTATCCTTCTTTTCCTTTAATTCAACCTCTGATTGTGCACCAATTTTTAATACTGCAACACCTCCAGCTAATTTTGCTAATCTTGTTTGAATTTTTTCTCTATCATATGCCGATTGAGCAGTATCTAATTGTGATTTGATATCCTCAATTCTAGCTACTATTTGCTTCTCATCACCATATCCATCAATAATAGTGGTTTGCTTATCGTTTATTCTTACCTTCTTACAAGAACCAAATACTGAAGTATCTACCTTATCTAGCTTCATTCCTTTAGCAGGATCAACTAATGTTCCTCCTGTGATGATTGCTATATCTTGTAGGATTGATGTTTTCTCATCACCAAATGATGGTGCCTTAACAGCTGCTACTGACATTGTTCCTCTAACCTTATTTACAATTAGTCCGGCTAATGCTTCACTCGCTACATCATCAGCTATAATTAATAATGGCTTATTTTGTGCAATTGCTGCTTCTAAAACCTTTACAATTTCAGATAAGGATCCTATACGTTTATTATAACATAAAATCCATGGTTCGTCTAATTCAACCTCCATTGCAGTATTATTTGTTACAAAGTATGGTGATAAAAATCCTCTATCAAATTGCATTCCTTCCACTACATCAAGAATTGTTTCTGATGACATTGATTCATCTACTGTAACAACTCCTTCTTTACCCACCTTATCAATCGCATCTGCAATGATTGAACCTATTGATTCATCATTATTGGCACTTATTGATGCAACGTGTTTCATATCTGCTTCATCATCTACATCCTTAGACATTACATCTAATTGCTTAACTATATAAGATGCAGCTTCATCGATGCCTCTTTTTAATTCTATAGGATTAGCTCCTGAGGTTACATACTTGAATCCTTCAGAAACAATGGATTGTGCTAATACGGTTGCTGTAGTGGTTCCATCTCCAGCTTCTTCATTTGCCTTATCAGCAACTTCTTTAACCATTTGAGCACCGATGTTTTCTACAACATCCTCTAACTCTATTTCTTTTGCCACCGTCACACCATCCTTGGTTGATATAGGCAATCCATATTCTCTTTCAATAACAACATTTCTACCACGTGGTCCAAGTGTTACCTTTACTGCTTCTGCTAATTTATCTACTCCGCCCTTCATTTTAGAACGTGCTGCTTGATTAAAATCTAAATTTTTAGCCATATTATTTTTCTCCTTTTGAAATTATCATTATTAATTCTGATTCTCTTATTACATGGTAATCCTTACCATCTACTTCTACTTTTTTTGCTAATGAGCCTGGATAGGCTACTATGTCACCTTCTTCACATGTGCATGGTATTTTTGTACCACTTAATGTGTATCTTCCTGGTGCTGCTATTACTACTCTACCTCTATCGGTATTTTGATCTGATGTCTCTGGTAATATAACACCACCTGTAGTCATTGCTTCAGGTTCCAAATTTTCTAAAATAACTTTGTCGTCGATTGCTTGCATTTTTTTCTCCTTAATTTACGTTTGTTTGCACCATATAATATTTTGATGCGTATTCACTATTCTTAAATGTTAATACAGCTAACCCATCTGCACTAACTTCCATTATTCCTTCTTCATTATCTTTATTTGCTGATAGTATTTCTCTAAGATAATCTGCATTAAATGATATTGGGTCCATATTACAATCATTTTCTGCAGGTACATTAATATTGATTCTATTACTATTATTATCTGAATGGCCTAGAATAATCTGTGTGATCGTATTAGATATCACAGTAAAATGCTCTGCATCATTCAAAGCGTTCTTAGCTTTGATAAATTTCATAATAAATTCATTGGTAATTTTAATCCTGGTTGTAGCCTTAGGAGTTGCTTTTAATTTAGGTGCTTTAGGTATTACATCTAAATCAGCTAGCATATAGTTTAGTGCAACATCGCCATCGGTAATATTTACTCCAATAGCGCGTTCATCTATCATTTTTAATTTGAGATTGATTGAATTGCCTACTACACCTAACATTTTTTGTAATTGTGTTGTATTGTAAATTCCTAATTCACAATCCTGTAATTGAAAATCATTTAATTTAACCATTCCTAATAATGTTTTACAACCAGATATAAATTCTGTTTGTAGGCTATTATTAGCAATAGTCCATTTTACTGTTTCAATACTTTGTCCAAGTGAGTATTTCTCAACGAAACCCATTAGTTTTTGTTTGTCCATTCGTAACCTTTTTAATTTTTGTTATATATAAATATACAAAAAATATATTAAAATTCAAAGAATTTTCTAATAATTTTTATATTTTTTTCTGGAAGGCCTCCCCACTTCATAGCTATGTAAAAAGCCTCCAATTTATTTTTTAATTCACCATTAAAGATCTTATCATAATTTGCAAACTTCTCAATAAAATCTTTTATTTCTTGCGGATCATCATAGCCCTTAAATGCGCAACTTTCTAAACCTAAAGGATTATCCTTTAGATACACCCATTTTATCTTATCACCATTATTAATTTTCCCTGCATTCTCCCTATTATAATAGGATAATAGATCATTATAATTTATTGATGCCTTTACATGTGCAGGGACACCTTTGAATGATGTATTAAATGGTTTATATGTACCGGATGCTGGTAGATATTTTCTAATATTTTTTACTCCTGTAGACTTTGCTATCTCTACTATTGGGTATGAAGGAATTGCTAATCTAAATTCATAAATTTTATTATCTATTGTATCCTTAGGAACCTTTTGTAGGATATCCATAAGTATTTCCCCAAGGAATTTCTTAAAGGCTGCAGGATAATTTGACCTAACTACGTCAATACCCTTAACATCTAATTTATTTACAACTACACCCTCTGAATTAATTATCCATTGAGCATATCTTTTCTTAGCTATCCATATACCTGATTTAGCTACAGTCTCTTGTTTTATATCAAATTTATGGGTATCAAGATTATGAAATTTCTTTGCATAAGGAGTATATGTATCATTAATATGATTTTGAACCTCTTCAGCTATTCCTAAAATCTTCTCGGTCATAATAACATCATCATCGGTATCAATATCTGGATATCTATGTTTAACCAATGGTAATGCTGAAAAGAATACTGAATCGGTATCGGTATAAATGCAGTGCTCAGTCTTTTCGTCTAATTCCCTGTTATAATAATGATCTACTATCTTTGCCGTATTCTTGATTAGTTGCTGGCCTGATAATGTAATAGCTTCAGCATTATCTAAATCAAACCATCTAAAGGTTGGCGATCCTAATACACCATACATTGAATTTAATAGAATTTTAGTAACCCATTGCCTTTGATTAAAGTATTCCCTCTTATCATCATCACCTAATTTTGCATGCTTCTTCATTAGATTTTTATAAACCACCCTATCCTCAAACCACTTTTCCAAAATAGCAGGAATTAGACCTTTTTTTCTAGTATTATATATAGCCCCATTAGCTGCAATTGAATATTTATTTTCTTCTAACCAGGATCTTAAATGGCCAGTGGATTCCCATTGCGTATATTTGAATTTAGCATATTTATTTTTTACCTGACCTTCCCATGGCCTATCCTCATTTTTAAGAAATGCCTGTAGATCAAAATCATGTATTGTTGAAATCTTTGTATCAGGAGATATATTTAATGACATAATTAAAGAAGGATAAAGTGATGTTAAATCCAAATCATATACCCATTCATATCGTCCTGGCTTTGGATCCATTACATATGCTCCACTATATTTCGCATCCTTTTGATTATCAAAATTCTTATTAGGAGCCACTACATTAATTGTTCTTAAATATGTAAGAATAGCCCCTTCAAGGATTTGGGATTGAACATATATCTTTTCATATGGCACGTGACCTTTATGGCATATTGCTCGAGCTAAATCAATATACTTTAATTTTTCATCCAACCTCTTTACTATCTCAACATCATTAAGATTATATTCTATAAACTTATCGATATCGGTCCTGAATAAATCATCTAAGGTTCCGTCATATTCGATCTTACCTAGATTGACCTCAAGCCTTCCTATGACATCTAATCTATACGATGATTTTTCATTTATTGTAAACTTTTTATATAATGCTAAGTAATCTAATACTTCAACACCTAAAATATTATATTTTAATTCTTGTTGCTGACCAGCCATTTTTGACCATGCATTAGCTTCCTTTACAATATTAATTCTACTTAATGCATTAGCTACATCATGACCACATACTCTAGCCATTCTGGCATACAAATATGGTATATCAAAAAATTCTATATTCCAACCTGTTAGGATGGTAGGATCATAATTCTTATAAGCTTCCATAAAGGTTTGTAATAATTCCTGCTCTGTAAGGCAAGATATTATTTGAACATTATCCTTAATACTAGATTTAACTAATCTATCTGGATCTAATATTAATACACCATATTCATCCTCACTCTTTAGCCAATATGCTATTGAGGTAATTTTATTCATAGGATTTCTTGAATTAGGAAATCCCTGTAAAATCTCCGTTTCAATATCAAAATAAAATTCCCTATGATTAATTGATGGTTCATCTGAATGACCATATTCATCGATCAGTACTCTTGTTTCAAGCTGTACATCAGATTCATATATATCACCTTTTTTTAGCTCCTCGTCAGACCACCTACGAACCTGTTTAACAGCCTTTCCGTCTAATGTGTATGATTTACCTTTAGGATCTTTTTTATAGCCGTAGCGATAGTCTTTTAGCGGTTTTTTGAGGTATCCATCCTCATCATCCCATATATGAGCCCAACCCTTTGTCCAATATCCTTGCGGAGATTGTTGAGGCCTTTCTATTGCTATATTTTGATACATATTATACTAATTCCTCAATTATCCCTACTGCCTCTGAAACCACCAGCATTACTACTGCAACTGGTAAATTGAATGGTATAAAAATATAACCCACTATTCTTATACCTGATTTGATAAAACTTATAATCTGATGCTTTCTTGCATCTGGTAATTGTTGCTTCTGTCTATGATCGCTCATTATTCCACCTGTTCTAGTCATATTTTTATCTTTTTGTTAGTTTTATATCTATGCCAAATCTCATTAAGTACCTTCATTAATGGATATCCTATACCTGTAGCTAGAGAAGCCCTTTTCTGTTTCTCTAGACTATCTATACAGTTCTCTATAATAGTTAGATCTTTTTCAACCTGATCCCTATCTGAGTTCATCATATACATTTGCTTCCACCTCTCTGTCCTCTGCCTCAATACCATGAGCTTATTCATCTGTTCTTTTTTGCTATATGTCATTTTTTGTCTGATCTAATTCATCTTGTGTAAAAAATTGAGTAAGATTAGGTCTGAAATAATTAATTGATTTCATAACCTTGTTATCACTACTTCTATATGCTACCCATCTATCACCAACTTTTTCATAATGACAATCATGACCTTTTTCTTTGGATCTTACCTTTACGGTTTCAATTGCCTCTTCTTCTGTTGCACATGATTTAGACATATTAGAAGCTTGTACTTCAGCATATGCTGGTTCAATCTTATCCTTTAGTCCATGAAGCATTGCCCCATTACCAAGAGATACATATGTAATATCAGCTAATGCATCAAGTACCTCAACTATATCTCCCTTTTCACATGCCTCTTTATATTCTTCTAATTCCTCGAGAATAAAATCATAAACAAACATCCATTGCTTCCTATCTGGAATGATTGGTGCATAATTATTTGGCTTGCCAAATGTAGCATTAAATTCTTCTACCTCATTAATAAAGGGTATCCTTTTCCTTCTCGTAGGAAATACGTATTTTTTATCTGTCATTTCTTAATCCCGCTATAAATTCATAAAACTCTGTACGAGCTAGGTTATTATTATCCATAAATACTCCAGACATCTTTGCCGTCTTCATTGTGGAGTTATGCTTTACTCCTCTTACACATGCACACATATGATCTGCAGAAACCATTACGGCTACTCCTATATTTTTACCACATACCCTATTAATATGATCATGTATTTGCATTGTAAGGTTTTCCTGTACTTGTGGTCTTCTTGCATAAAATTCCGCAATTCTATTAATCTTACTTAATCCTATAATCTGACCATCAGGTGATGGGATATATGCTACATGAGCATTTCCTAAAAATGGTTGATGGTGATGTGAACATAAAGAATGTATCTTTATATTACCCTGGAATACCATTCCATCGTATTTATCAATATTGTCAAAAGCTGTAATTTTAGGTTCATTGCTATAACATCCTTCTGCTATATCATTAACCCAGGCCTTTGCTACTCTATGTGGAGTATCAGAAGAATTTGGATCATTTCTCCAATCAAACCCTAACGCATCCATATATTTTTCATATGCCTTTGCAGCCTTCTTAATTAATCTTTCTTGTTGTTTTGGCGTTAATGGTATATTACCATTCGCGTATTTTAATTTCTCAGTCATTTGTTTTCCCTTTTGCATAAATATTTTCTAAATTTCTATTTAACCCCATATCATCTAATCCGTAACCAACTACCCATTCATCATCAATTTCAAATCCATATAAATCAATCGGATGATCATCAGATCTTCTTTTTAATAATGATACCACACTAATCCTATTTGGAGATTGTTGATTAAAATGTATAACGAGCTCTTTCATTGTATTACCTGTATCAATTATATCATCTATAATATACAAATTTTTTCCCAATAAATCAACCTCTACATCACTTTTTATTTGAACTCCTGAGGAATTGTCTTTACCTATATATGATTTTGCTTTAATAAAATCTATTTCACATAATCCGTTGTATTCCGATACTAAATCTGTAAAGAACTTATAAGCTCCGTTTAACACGCAGATAAATACAGGCGGTAATCCATTATCATGTTTTGTTGTATGTTGCTCCAATTGCTCAGCCATCGTCTTAATACGATCGGCTAATTGGGCTTTATTTATTAATATGTCCATTTAATAATTTGTTTGAAACGTTCATCATTTGCATCTATCTTACACAATCCACCATTCATAGGACCTATGCAACAGTTCATCTGGTTAATAGCTTGCCGCATCTCTGGTAAACTATACCAGCATGCTTTATTATTCGCTACATCTACATGGTATATCCTATCTGATTTCGATTTCCAAAACCACCCAGGCTTGTAATCCTTCTCAAATTCAAGATAAAAATGACCATTATTTAGATTACCTTTACTATCCAGGAAATATGCATTATGCCAGCTGTCCTTTTTAATACCGAAATCTATTCCATCGATCTGTGCTTTCCAATCTTCTCGTAAATCTATAACCTCATCATAGACGGTATTTAATTTATTAAATATCCATTCTTCTGCCTTACCACCTTTTAATCCTGATTTACCAAATTTCTTGGTTAATTGTACTGTACTCATATTTATTTATTTTTGTTGTTTATCATATTCATTTATAGCTATTCTTAACCTTGTAATTAAATCTCTTACATCATCTGAATCCATGGTTACAGTGCAACATGCATCCTTAATATGGTCTTCTAGCTCTTTTACTATAGCATAAATCTCCTTTATAGTCATTATACTCCACGATCTGTATCATATGCTATAATATGGTCTCTACCTGTCATGTTATATCCATGCTCTGCTACCATTTCAAATACTAATGGATACATTTTAACTAATGTTTCTCTAGTATCTCCAGCTGGCATTACAAAGGTTTTGTCCTTTGGTATACCTAATTCTAATCTATAATCCTCTATTTCTTTAAGATTCTTATCTGTCCCATCCCATACTGGTTTATAATGATAATCCTTATGAAAAGATATCATTTGCTTAATTGCCTCAGTATTCATTCGCTTTCTATTATGTGTATCTATAAATCTCTGATCAACTACTTTTCCAGCTGGTGTTACTGCATCTAATACAGGTATACTATTACTAAATTTAGGGCTTATTGATAATAAATCTAATGGGTATTCCGTTTCAACAAATGCGGATCCTTCTGTTTCAATAGTAACTATAATACCCCTTTCTTTTGCAAAATGGGTTATTTCATTTACCAAAGCAGGGTGCATAGTAGGAGATCCTCCTGTTAACATCATTTCCTTTACTTGTGGATTTTCATCATATATTTTAACTATATCATTAAAGCTAAAAATACCCTTTTCTGGGTGAATACTTGTATACCAACTATCACACCAACCACCTTCTCCAAAGTAGCATCTATGAGTGCACCCTGTAGTTCTTACTGCTATTGTTGGTCTACCAAATCTACTTCCCTCTGATTGAACACATCTATATATTTCTAATATAGGTAATATTTTACTATAATCTTCTATTCTTTTAAGCATGGTCTTTCAATATTTTTTCTACGTGTTTTTTAGCTACTTCCCATCCATCGATATATTCAACTGGATCTCTTCTGTCTAATTTTAAGAATGCTTCAATTCTTTCTACGGAAGATGCTGATTTGTAATCTGATCTTCCTTCGGCGTCTGGTTTATATGATGTGTTTGTTCTTTTATAAACCTCATCAAAATCTAATCCTAATACAAAACATGCTGCTTCACCATCTACTAATATATCATATTTATCATCCATTAAATAAGGTGTAATATATTTTACTCTATCAGCATCCCAATTACCTTCCTTAAATGCTTCATAATCTGCATCTCTAAACTCTTGTCTACAATCAGGATAAATTGCATGATCGCCTGCATGTATACCCATTGCAATATCTACATCACATTCTTTTTGCTGAGCTATTGATAATGCTACTGCTTGAATAATAGATGAAAATATTTTATTTCTATTAGGCACAACCGTATCCTTCATATTATCTTCTTCGTAATGTCCTTCAGGAACATCATCACCACCCTTTACAAGAGCTGAATCTAATAATCCAACCAATCCTTGTAATGTGATTCTTTGATATTTTACTGGATATCCAGCTCTGTCTAAATATTCAATCAATTCTGATGCTCGTTCCAATTCTACATTATGCTTTTGACCATAATCAAAACTTAATGCTGTTACCTCATAATCTTTAGCTAATAAGTGTAATAATACCGTGCTCGAATCCATCCCACCTGATAGTGATAATACTGCTTGCTTTTTCATAATATCTTCCATTTTATTTAATAAATGCTGGTTTCATTTCTTTTGTTTCAATATCGATCTTACCGGTTTCTTCCAAATAATCCTTTATTTCTTTAATCCTTTCATCTATACCAATTGTTTCTAACTCTACAACATTAAGATCAGGATGTGAATTCTTTAACACATGAATAGTATTTTTCATATGTATAGAAATCTTTTCCTGATATTCGGAATCCGTATCCCTTACTCCATCTTCTTTTAGAAATTCCTTGTAAGGAGGTATATATATAATTAAATCAAAAGGAAATGTATTAAATATAGCATTCATGATTCTACTTGAATAATTTACTGATACTGAACTTACAAATCCATCCTGCATACATTGCATAGCATACGCATGTGAATCTATTATACATCTATCAAATAGTGAATATTTATGTGCATATGAAGCTTCCTGTGCATTCCTTAAATGAGTAAGAGTAATTAAATCCTGAGAATAATCATCTCCCTCTTTATTAATCTTTACATTAGGATTTGTAGCTAATGTCCTTACCACTTCATCATATACATGCATCCATGGCATTGCTAATTTTAACTTATTTACTAATGTTGTCTTACCCGTTCCTTGTGCTCCTACAAATGCTATTTTCATATCTTTTCTCCTTTATTATATATAATATACAAAATTATTTTAATATATCCAACATATATCGCTGATTTTTTAACATTAATTCTTCATCAATTTTATATGGTTCTTCCAAATCAATTGTCCAATCTGGTTTTTGGTAATCATATTTATCCTCGAATTTTATTCCTGCAGCTGCACAGTGATATACAATACTAGTATCTACACCCCTAATTAAGGATTTTTCCTCACTGCTATATTCCTTAAATTCATCAACCGTGCTCCAGCATCCTAATAAATGTATTTCCTTATTTTGTGGATTATTTGCTAAAGCATATCTTACCGCCTCAGGCCTTCCACCTGCAAATTGCGTTTCGGTAACCTTAGGAACTGCTAAGACATCAATATCATCATATTTACTTAAGATGTCCCAGGTTCTTTTCCATTCATCAGGATCCTTACCATGACATACTACTTGTAATTTAGTCTCGTCCATCATTAACCATAATTCAACCTTGGTCAATGCTATATCTGTGGATTTTATTGTTGCTGGGCCATCTCTATATACATCAGGTAAAACTATTTCTGATGGTCTTAATTCCTCGGCTGCCTTCATTACAACATCTGATTGTAATGCTTTATTACCTAATTCAATTAATGAATTATCTAAAATGACATATTCGCCATTAGCTAATTTTTGTTTATAAAATTCCGTGTATTTAGGATATTTTAATATTAAATGTGTTAGTGCCATATGATAATCTGTATTATCATATTTTAGGTCGTGTGTTGGACAAATAAATGCTACTTTCATAATGTATTCTTAAATAAATGTTTTTGGATTATTAATTTGTGGTTTATCATCTGTATCAGACATAGTATTACCATTAGGTATACCTGTTATTTCTCTAGGTTGATGAGTATCTACATTTGGATAATATATTGCTGAATTATCTGTTCCACCTTCAAAGGATTCTACCTTCAATACCTTTACTCTACCAGATGTTTCTTCTTGCATCCTATCATTAATGAGATTAAATACCCATTCTGCATATCTTTCACATCCTACATGTTCCATTACCCTTAATTGAACCAATCCTGCCTTGTCCATCTTTCTAAATATCTCTATATGTGGATCATCAGAAGCCACTACCATTGTATGATCAAATTGATTAGCTAATTCTTCCTTAATGCCATTTCTTTTGAAACAGCCAAAATCACATACATAATTCATATGATCTAATTCTCCCTCAAACCATACCTTAAATTTTAATGCATATCCATGGACATATTGACAATGTGAATGTGTTGCTCTCCACTGTCTAAATGCCGTGCTGTATCCGTCAAATGTTTTTGTACTCTTAAATTTTGTCATTTTTCTCTCCGTTTAGGTTATATAATTCTGAATGAAATAGATCATTACAGAACTCTTCGTAATTATTAATTAATGCGCTTTTATATCTATGATACTCAGCTCCAGGTTTTCCATTAAGAGGATTTCTCAATCTCTCAACAATTCTATTTCTGAGTATCATTGAAGCACTCATATCTGGTAGCCAATCATTATGGTATTTTTTAGGAAATTCGTTTAGGTCTAATTTGGTTCCAGGTTTGAAATTACGTCTCCGCATTTCATCATTTACAACGCCTAATCTTTTTTTGAGATATACTAATTTATTCTTAAAAAAATTAATATGACCTGTGCCCATTTTGAATATATCAGGAACAGGAGATTTTATTTCAAATCCGTGTTTTCTTAAACCACCTGTAATCATAGTGATTTCTACACTCTCAGCAATCAAATGCTGATCCGATAAATGTTTAGGATCTACTCCTATATTAACTCTTGCCATAACTATTATTTAATATACAAAAAATTATCTTAACTACCTAATTTATTATAAATTATTATTCTTATACAATTCAATGTCCTCTATTATATATTTTAGGTATAGAATTGCTTTATCATTATCACCATCTTTAATAAACCTGATAACTTCTCTCATTCTTTTAATTAACTCAATACCTCCAACCATAATAAATATTTATTCCCATTTTCTATTGTATTTGTTTCTTTGGTCAACCATTACATATTCTACTGTATCCTGTTTACCGCAATGAGGACATGTTAACTTCTCTAATTTATCTGCCTCATTAATTTTCCATTCCTCTTTACATTTTTTATTACTGCATTTATAAATGTAAGTATGTCGTATAAATACCTTGTGTCCCATTTGAATATCCCCGTTGTTTATTAGTACACATAACCATTTATCTTATTTAGTATTTTTATATGGGCAATGTTTACAATTTGAATTGCAACATTGTCCTCTTCTTTTATGATACATCTCAGTCATTACCATTTTTCCATGTTCCCAATAAAATTCATCTGATTTTAATTTAGGCTTTAGAAATTCACGATAATATAAATCCTGAATCCAATCCGTGTTAACTGATTTCACAACTTCCTCCAGCACAAGCTAGCTCTCCAGAAAGATTTGTATTATCATCTATCTCTATCACATTGGTTAAATCTACGTCCGCTAATGGTTTCATTAATTCATCATACCGTTCCTTTGTAATATCTTCAAAAGGTGCTTGTGTATATGATCCACCATCATGGGGTAAAACGGAAAGGCCATTATAATGATTTCTATTTTCCCACATCCATTCTCCTGCTAAATTCCAATCATCATCCTTAAGACTTATTGTTGCTGACACATTGTGAGTGTTTGATCCAGCTCTATGACCACTTGTTACCCATTCCATGGCTACCTTTTTAACACGTTCTAATAGCTGAAATGGTGATTCAGTTCTCATAATAGCTCCAGTAGGGGCTTTTTGTGGAACCTGAATTACAGCCGTATCATGTGGCCTGAAATATTCATCCTCAACTAGTTCTGGATGATTATCCTTTAGGTAGGTGTATATTGATTCATTTTTACCAACCCTAATTCTTCTAATATAATAATCATTATGCCATGCATGTATACCTGAAGAAGTTCCTAATGCTAATGATGTTGTTCCTGCAGGTTTTACTGTTGTAGTCCTAGCTGCCTTATTTATTCCAATTAACTTTGATACTCTTGAATTTTCTCTTTTCACCTTATCAGCCGCTGCAGGAAGATCGTATCCTAATACTGTACCAGATCCTATACCCGTCATTGAAACACCTATTAAGGCATCCTTTTCAGTAGTCTCTCTCCATATATCTCGTAAATAATGGAAATCTGTATATCCTGCCTGTAGTGTTCCTATAAATGCTGCTGCCTTTACTCTTTCTTCTAAATCCTCTTGGGATTCTATATCACTGGCATTAACCTCACAAAGATTGCAGAATTGATAAGGTCTAAGTGCAATTTCGCAACATGGATTGGTTCCCCAATCTTTATCGTTATTAAAATATATCCCAGGCTCACCTGCTCCGCTTAATCTAACTCTATCCCATATTTCAGAAAAGAATTTTTTAGTAATTTTATGTCTCATTAAACAAGCCGAATTATTTGCTCTACCTCTTTGAGGATTTAATTCCCACCAAGGTCCTGCTTTACATGAAATCATTTCGTTATCATCTGCACTAAATAAACTAATAAGTGCTGCTCTTCTTATACCACCAGCTAATACAGCATCAGCAATATAGCATACTATATCATGAGCTTCTAGGGTTGATAGACGGGTTCCATTATCTTTTGATTCTAATATACCACCAACCTTCAAAATACATTCTTTAAGAGGCTGAGGTCCTGGTGCTTTACCGCCAGATGTTACTAATTTAGCACCTTTTGGTCTTACATCTGAATAGTCAAATTCAATTCTACTACCGCCACCACACATATAGGACTTCATTAAAACCTTTATAGCGTCAGCCCATCCTTCTATAGAATCTCCAATTAGGAATCGTCTTTTCCTTTTTGGATATGGTTTTTGTATTACAGGCAATTTGGCTATGTGGTGCTTTTGTACTGAAAATCCTACTCCGGTTCCTCCTAATAACAAAAACATTGTTTCACTAAATGAGTCTAAATGATCTATTGGAAGATATGCACAATTATATATCCTGTTAGGAGATATTGAAATTGGCTTACCTGCGAATTGCATACTTCGCATAGATGGCAATACCTTTTTAGCATACACCATTTTATATTTTTCATTTATTTCCTCTTCTAATTGAGGATATTGTTTAATATGCATTGCCTTATTACGTGTAACCAATTCTTCCCAGGTTTCCCTTCTATTTAATTCGGGTAAGTATTTTGCGTATTTCATATAGACAGTTATGTCCGATAGAATTTGTGTTGAAATTTCCATTTGTGCTCCTTTATTAGTGTTTAGTAGAGTAAAAAGGCAAATCAAAATGATTCGCCAAAGCTGTATTAATAATTAGATAAAAATTATACATTACCTTCTAGTTCCTTAAACTTATTTTGTAAATATTTTCTTCCTGCTTCCTCACCACCGTCCATTTGTTTTTGGGCGCTTTTTCCTTGTAGTGATCCTTCGTCATATATATCAATTTGACCATTTGATGTATTCATCTTACTTGGAAAGGTTATCCCATCCGGTCCAAAACGATTTTTGATGACATGCCATCTTCCTGTACCTGCTATCTTATCTTCTATCTTTCTTGATAATGATAATACAAAATCAGCTGTCATTATTTTACTGTATGATTCAGCAATCTTCTCTGCTCCAATAACATCATCCTCTAATGAGGATCTATTAGCTTGAGATGCTGTCCATACTGGGATCTGGTATTCTCCCGCCATTCCCCTTAGATCTTCGTAAATATTTCCTAGTTCGTGTCTTAGATCTTGTGATTTTCCTGCTCCTCTTAATAGATCGGCATAATCCACTACTATTAAATCTGGTTTGTAACCCATCATATGAACCCTATCTAAATGAGCTTTAATCGTATTTACTGTTGCTGATTTAGTTGGATAGTATTTAACTACCAATCTACCTTCCAACTTCTCTACTACATCTTTAACATCATCAATATGATACTTCAAATTTTGTGCTGCAATACCAGAGAATACCGAATCGAATCTTAGTCCAACATAAGCATCATTTAGTTCTAATGTATAATGCACTGCACATAATCCAGATTTAACGGCATTAGCAGCTACATTAACTAATCCCCATGATTTACCAATTCCTGCAGGAGCTACAAATACACCCAATTCACCAGGACCTAATCCACCATCCATTAAATCATCTATTACGGACCAGCCTGAAGGTACACATTTTCTTGTGCTTTCTAAAAATCTTGAATCTACATCAATATTATATTCATGACCGATATCTCTCTCAGCTCCTGCTTTCATAGCAGTATCAATTTTTTCCTTTATTGAATCATATTCTCCTGCTTGTAACAAATTAACAGAATCCATAATTGCTGTCTTTAAGGTTTGATTCTTACAAAAATCTAATGCTTCCTTTTCAATAAATTCTATATCAGGAGCATCAGTATGCTTCAATATCTGTTTTAGATTATCAATTATAGTAGCCTTTAATAACTCATCTTCTACATCAATAAGCTTGACCTTCATAACCTCTAATGTAGGTAATGCATTAAATTCTACAAAATAATCTAATACTATCTTTACAATCCATTGATTTGCCTCTGATTCCATAAATGATGGATCTAGGATATCGCCAATTTGTTGTAGAAATAATTTATCTTTGAATAAGGCTGCTAGGAGCTTTATTTGGAAAGAGTACCCGAATTTGCTAAATGTATCTGTCATATAGTTAATATAGTAAAATTTATTGGATAAACCAAATTATTTGGCACTTTGTTTTGCAAATGCATCTAATGATGTGAATGTTTCACGTAACCAAAAATCAAGATTTCTAATAATTGTAGTAAGTCTATCTTCCATCAACATAAGCTTAAATTTATGTACATTTAATGGATTAACATGCTCATCAACTATATTACGTATCTTCTCTTTAGCTGTTCCTGAGATATCTACTTCATATAATTGCATTAGCTTGTGATTTAATTCAATTTGATCCTTGCTACTACAAATCTTTTGTAATATTTTAATATCGGAATCCTCAGCGGCCTTTAATACCTCCTCTGCTGTTACTACCCTATCTTCAAATAAAATTGGCATTCGTTTTTGCAGTGTTTTAAGACCTGCTCCTTTAATACCAGGAATATTATCCGATTTATCACCTGTTAAGGTTCTGTATAATAAGAAATTATGAGCTGGAATACCTGTATCGGATAGAACATCGCCCTTAAAATATAATTTCTTTTTAGTTGGACTCCATACGGTTATTCTATCATCCACCAATTGTAGGAAATCCTTATCTGATGACATTATAAAACATTGTGAATCCTTTAATACCTGTTTACTAATATACGCTATTGTATCATCAGCTTCAATATTATCTAATGATAGTATTGATACTGGTAGGTTATCCATATAATTTACTAAACGTGCTAATTGCATTCCCATATTCTTTCTTTGGGCTGCCTTATCATCACTGCCTACAAATGCTCTATTCAAATTTGATGTAGGTTTTCTATTACCTTTATAACCTGGATATAATTTTCTACGTCTTTGGCTTCCACCTTTACCATCAAAGCATAATATAACCCTTGTAGGTTTTATATTTTTAATAGCATATCCAATAGATAATAATGAACCTGAAATTCCTCCTACATGAATTCCATCATCATTTGTTACTGGTGATACTGCCCAAGCTCTTATGAATGTATTCAACCCATCTACCAACAAGACTCTATCATTGAGTCCTGTTGGTTTTGAGGTGTTTTCCTGTAATGTTTCTAATATAGAAAAATACTTGTTGTTATTCATATGCTATCCTTCAGGTACTGGTTCATCTGATAGTTCGATATCATCGATACCTAATTCATCAGATTTGTATTCCATTATTGCAGCACTGCACATTTTACTGTAGATTTCATCTTTTAAGGCTTCATCACTAGTAACTATTGATTCCCAATCCTTAGATAAAAATTTATGTGCTTTACCTGATTCATCGGTATATCCATACCATGCTCCAGATTGAGTAACCAATTTATGGTTCTTCATTAATGTTAACCATCCACCATAATCATCTATCCCCTTATCAAAGAAAATATCAAATTCAGCTACTCTTAAAGGTGGTCCCATACGATTTTTAATAATCTTAGCCTTTGTCTTTATACCAATTACCTTATCCAAAGCTACTACTGCACCTTTTTGTTTAATCTGTCCAGCCGCTTGTAAACGTAATCTACATGAAGCATGGAATCCAATAGCTTTACCACCTGATGTTGTATATGGATCCCCAAACATAACACCCAGCTTAACTCTTAGTTGATTAGTAAATATAAGTGTAACCTTATTTCTACCAAGTAATTGTGTAATCTTACGCATTGCTTTTGATAATACAATTGCCTTACTTGTAGCCCATCCATCCTTAGAATAGTCAGCTTCTTGTTCGACTCTTGTAGTAGCCGCTGCTACTGAATCTACGACAATTGTTACTAATCGATCTTTATTAGATTCTCGTGTCTTAGCTATAATGTTTTCAATTACCTCGAATATATCCTCAATTGTTTCTAATTGAATATATAACATTTCGCCAGTATCAACTCCAATACAACGTAAAAATTCCTCATTACATGCATTTTCAGTATCAATGAAAACTGCTAGTCCACCTTTCTTCTGAGTATTAGCTAAAATATGACCTGCAAGTAATGATTTACCTGAAGCTTCTAGACCAGTTAATTCTGTGATTCTACCAACCGGTATTCCACCATTTTTTCTATTAGATATAGCCAAATCAAGCGTAGCTGATCCTGTAGAGATAAATTCGGTTAAATCTGTCGGTGTTTCTTCTGAACCATCTAAAAAGTATGCGACTTTATAACCCTTAAATTGTTTATTTAGACTTGTAGCTAATACACTAGCTAGGTCATCCCTTACATCTGCTTTTTTCTTTGCCATAACTCTCCCTATTAATTGTTAAATAATTCGTCAAATGCTGCACCCACATCATCTACCTTTTTGGTATTCTGAGTTGCTGCAGTAGTTGTAGATACTGGAGCTGTCTTTGGTTGAGCACTATTATCACCATCTGGATCTAACCATTCTGCAAGTGATTGTTTCAGATCTTCATATGAACCTTTCTTGAATATTTCGAAAATATCCTTTTGACCATTCATAATTTTCTCTGCAACTTCCTTATTATCTGTAGCTGCTGTTTGATTAGGTTTAATTCTAATTGAAGTAGATGGAAATTGTTTTCCTGTTTCTTCTGCTGTCTTAAAATCAACCGTAATATCGCGTCCTGCATTTACATCTGTAATATCTCCATAATCTGGATCAGCTATGAAGCTTAATAGTTCTTGGTAAACTGTCTTACCAAAGCCCCATAATTTTACACCTTCTGATTCTTGACCTCTTACTAGAACAGGAACATAGGTTCTCATTTTAGGTTCAAGCTTTCTTGACATTTGCCAATCATCTCTATTACCTGTAGCTTTCAATTTCTCAGCAAATTCTACTATAGGATCTGCCTCTCCATGAGTTACTGGTGATAAGAAGTTCTTACCATTAAATCCATAATGGAAATAAAGTTCTAGGAACGGATTGTCTTTGTCGTACTGGTAAGGTACTATTCTCACTGTTTGTTTACCTGGTTCAGGTTTCCATAAATGATTTTGTCTACCTGTTTGGTTTTGTAAGCCGGATAGCTTTTTTCGGATTGCATCTAAATCTAATGCCATAATTTTTCCTCTTTAATTGTTAATTGTTAATAAAATTTGTTTTAATTGTTAATTGTTACTAATAATAAATAGTTAGTTACGTTCTCAATTATATTATAATATACAAAAAAATTCCTTAGGATCCAACGGATAACCTAAAAACTTTTTTTCCATTTTTCTATTTTTTCTGTTAATTTATTGTAGTATAGGATAACCTCATCCTTGAAGATATCTATCCACACTGTACGTTTTTGATTATAATCGAATTCAAGGCTGTGCATATTATTTACTTGTAGCTGGCCTTTTCCTAAATTACCTATCGATAAGCAATCCCATTTTAGATGCTCAATATGAGCTATATTAATGCTATATATACGTATACTATCATCATCAAATTTATATGATACGAATATATACGCTAATTCATTTTCCGGTGTTTTAAGATAATCGCTTAATCTTTTAATTGATATTAAATTAGGTCTAGAGAATGATGCATCCAAATTATGTGTTTTAATATCTAATTTTAATATATTATTACCTGAGCGTATCTCAACATCCTCGATACTCCTAGGGCTAGATGGATATTTAGCATTTGGATAATTATCAATTATCAATTGCCTAACATGGGCCTCTACAATATCACCAACTCCGCGTTGCATAATACCTTTAGCTACCTCTATAGATTTAGGCATAGACTTTCTTAAATATGTTTGTATATTTTCTATTTCCAAAATACCTGTATTAATACCATGCATGTTGCTAACCCAAGAGATACCCATGTTTTTGTGTTTAATGGTTCACCCATAAACCACCATGTTAAAAATGCAAATGATACCATGCCTAATGCGAATACTACTAATCTCTGTGGCCATAGTAAACCATTAAATCCTTCATATGCCATTTTAGTGGCTATTATAAACAAATAACTAATAGGTATTCCTAATAGAGATAGTGTTATTGGATTCTTCTCAAACCATTTCCATACAAATTGGCCATTTATTTGAAGCCATACTAAAGTCTGTGTAACGAAGAATAGCGCGCTACTTATTAAAATTAATTTTATATTCATATTATTGTTGTTCCAAAATATTTATTGAATTTTTGATATTCAGGTAATTCCATTAACCTTTTTTTTTGCCGGTGATTATGCGAACCCGGTCTTGATTGCATTTTCCAAAACGATTCCCGTTGTGGTCGTGGCTTATTCGCATCAGGATCAAATCGAGATCCAAATAACTCTGCTATATGTTCAGGACTATGCCATTTGCCAATTATCTCCCAACCACTTCTATTTACCGTTTTTCTTACATGATGATTCATTGTATAAGATCCATCTGATAAAAATAATTTATATCTATTAATACCTTCTCTTTTGGATCCAATAACCGTATACTCCTCTGGCTTATCCAATTTAATCTCTTTATCATCAATATATACTATACCACCCTTAGGTGCTTTTAATTTAATATTTTTTAATACCTGGCCATCGCCATTTTTCAAAGGGATCCATACCATATTAATCTTGATCTAATAATTTTGCATATGCAACTCTAACCTCATCCCTAAGCTCGGATATTTCTGGACTACTTATAATGCCAATTCTAAATGCTGAACTTGTAAGATAATTAAGACTTCTACGAACCTTTAATGGATCTACCATATCTCCTAGATAATCTCTCATCTCAAGAATATTGGTCCTCATTATCTCAGGAAGCTTCCATGTCCCAACATACCTAGCTCTCATATCCTGCCATACAGGTTC